ATAGCATTTCCAGCATCTTGTACTAACGTATTTTCTCCAATAACAGCAGAATTACTAATAGCAGTATTAGTAATGACTGTTCCTCGTCCAACATAAGTAGTTTGGAACCGTTGATTAGGAGATTTAAGGACAGACAAATTAACTTTGCGAGTACAGACCCAAGACAAAGATCCACCGGAATAAGTGGTTGGGGCACCGACAATTCCTTCCGTAGCGATAACAGCTGCTGTTCCTTGAACTTCAATAATCATACCAACACATCCTTTTGGATAACTAGCAGCAACGCTATTCAAACGTTCTCTAATACCAAATTGATTATGAGTAATGTTAGTAGTCACACGCATTGTATCACCAGCAGCCATTGAATAAGACTTAGTTTTAAGTTTCTTCCAAGATGTCTTAGCATTCCGTTTACTCATAATATTTGTGTACGGAAGTGACTGTAAAAATGCAGGAGAAGTAGTAGAAGCAGCAGAATAATCAACATCTTCATCACCTGAAACAGTAGGGGTAATCTCTGTCGTAGGAATAACATAATCAGTAGAATACAAATTCTCCGCAGCGGAACCTGACGAATAAGCGGCCAATGGATCATCCTCAATATCCTGTTTACACATCATATAATGAATCTTCATAAAAATTGGAAGAGATGACGCATTCAAAAAATCCATGTACACCGTGGAACTACGAATCCCAATAATATCATTTAATGGAACAGTTCTCTCATTCACAAGAGCACCCTCGGGAACACCTTGCAAAGGATTCAAAGAAAAAAAAGCACCATAAGACACTCCATCTCTATTAGTCGCAGTAGCATTATCAGTAGTAGACAAAAATTGACTGGTAGTGCCAACATACCACGGAACCTGCATAATTTGATTGTTTCCTTTCCACGAAATCTTGCCCTGAAATTCGTCCCGATACAAAATATTATTGTGGGTCATACCACGAAGAGGTTTCAAACCTGTATGGATTTTTACATAATCCTTTTTAACACCTTGAATAGAATCTTCCTTCATTGTGCCCTCTTCTTCTTTTGTTTTGGTCATAGTCCAAGTTTCATCTTCTTTGAATTTATGCTTTTTAGCTTTCTTCTTCATGTACTCAGTTAAGGACGAATTTTTTTTATTGCCTTTCCTTTTGGATGCAATCCACTCTCTCATTCTACGATAACCTTCAGCAGCAGCTAAAGAAGCAAAAAAACGACCGGCATATTCGTAATACATTATATTAAGGTAAAGAACTATCTTCTTCTTCTTCGGATTGTCCGACGACGCACTTGGACCGGACGACGAGATGTAACGCGGCGGATACGCTGAGTAGGGCGACGATACCTTGTAACACGGCTAACAATTCTTCTACGGACATAAGGCATATTTATTTAGTTAAAGTCAATAACTTGTTCTTGGGTTTCTTTCAAGATAACAGTAAAACGTCGGAGGAGTGGATCTAATGTCGCAGTATCGCACCAAATCTCCTCTGGGGTGTAATTCGATGTAACGATGACTAGCTTAGGACGAATGTACTTCATAGTACCTTTAATAGAGGCCATCATAGGCCAACGATCGGCAAGACGTTTGAGCATTCCACCCCACTTCACTTGATACTTGTCAATATCTTCCAAATAAATAACTTCTTCATCTTTGTAAAGATCAAACCACTTCAAATCATCCATAGGTTTCTTGTAACAATTAGGGAAAGTGGTTTCAACACAATGAGACTTCCCAGTACCAGTTGGACCGTGAATCCAAAAACAACGGACATCGCAAGGTTCAGGTTTTGATTGATGGTCTTTTGCAATATTCTTCAAAGTATTATAACATCTAATATAGATATCAGCATCAATACTCTCTAAATCCCCAGATTTAGCAGCGTCTCTGGCGCGTTGCCAACGGAGTTTCTCGGCTCGACCCTTATTGTCGTTGGATACAGGTTTGTCCCCGCGTTCCACCATTTCCGATACTTTAGATATATAATCATCGTTCTGCGCCAAAGACCCAAGCATAATTTCGACATGACATCCAGGCAGTAATGTTCGGACTGCCGTGATAGTTTTCGGATTTGCAAAAGAAACATATCCTTGCAAATGAGGTGTGCCAGTTGTAGGAGCGACTTCTTTAGAATAAGCAATATACTTGCAATCAACATTATCGACCAGTACAGTGTCCGGATAGTTATTATAAGTGAATACAAAGTTGCGATGTCTAGACATAAAAAGTCGCACAGCACAGAAGGTCCAGGTAATAATAAAGCTGGACCTTCTGTGCGCTCCTTTTATACCCTAGAGTCGGAGTCGGAGTTTTACGCGTCAGTCTTAAGTCACAGAAATTAGGATAAATAGGTAGTAGCGATTCTCCCCGTAGGGTGCTAAATTGGCACGTTAACGACTAACCAGAATAAGCTCCGCACCCTAAATCTAACCCTAACCCTAATCCTTCGCTCCGCGCTAACCTAACGCCTAATCCCCTGCGGGGCTCTAACCCCCTGCGGGGCCCCTAACCGGCTAAATTAATTTTTTAATTTAGACTTAATTTCTAGAAGATTCTTTTTTAATTTAGACTATTCTTTTTTAATTTAGACTATTAGTCTCTCGATCCCAATTGCCGATCTCAAAACTGGCTTACGTAAGCAATAAAAAAAAATTTGTATATATAAAGACAGGTTCCCCCCGTCTTTTTGTTCATCATAAATAGCAATGGCAGTTGAAACTCGAGCATCTAACCCTTTTGAAAATGACATGGACTCAAGAGCAATTGAAACTCTAAAGGCTTTGGAATTACTTTATTGGAATGAATGGGAAGCAGCATGCCGATTTCAAGACGCTCCAAAGCAAAATCAATGCATGCAAAGAATCAGTGCTATCAATGATTGTATCATTAGCTTGAGAGAGGATATCTTAGGAAGATAGTTTATTAATAAAAATTATGCGACAAATATAGCATTTCCAGCATCTTGTACTAACGTATTTTCTCCAATAACAGCAGAATTACTAATAGCAGTATTAGTAATGACTGTTCCTCGTCCAACATAAGTAGTTTGGAACCGTTGATTAGGAG